TTAGTCGCAATAAAATGCGGCTTTTTTGTTGCAAAGAAAAATAACTAAACTGATTTTACCTTTGATTATCAGTATAACTAAAAATCAAAACATCTAACTTAATATGAAAGGCATGTTAAGGACAACTTGTATACAGTTACCATTCCCGCAATGTCCATCCTGACAACGGGGACTTCCATTGTATATAAGCTGATAAAGTAGAGTTATTAGTAGACACTGAATGGTTATACTGGTTGGTATATATGGCAGTTGCTAGTCCCTGGGCTAAAGGGAAGGAATAAAGGATATATAAATATATTATAATATATAAATTTAACTAACTAATTGTCTAACTTGTGCCAGATGAAGAAAAGCTAATCCAATTTAAAGCAATATGGGTAACAAAAGAAGTCTATGATTTAATAAAAGAAGAGAAAAAGAGATTAAAAGATGAAGGAAGAAAAGTATCAATGCAAAAGATAGCTAACAGGATACTTTATGAGGGATTAATAAATTAAATAAGAGTATGGAGAAAGAAATAACACACAGCATCGGGAAAAGAGATGCTGTAGCTGAAATATTAATGGCTATAAGAATAAAGAAGGGTGATGTTAAGTCAGTAATACTAGACTTAGCCGATCAGCTATTAAAGCATGACAGTGACCACCCGCACGCTAAATGGGTTAAAGACAATATTTAACAACTAAAAGGTAAAAAGTATGGAGAAGATAAAAAAAATACAAACAAAGAAAGAGAGTATTAGCCAAAGGAGGGAGGAAGGGGAATCAATTATTGAAACAGTAATATCAGGGCTATATGGTGACCTTAGTAATTTACCAGAATACAACGATCAGAATGAGGTTTACAGAAAGGCATTTGATGATATTAGGCGTATGGATTTTAGTGAAATGGGTTCATACATAGACAGTCTTGTACAGGTTGCAGACTTTTGGCAGGAGAAGGCAGAGCATTACTTTGATGAGTTAAAAGAAAGAGGTGTTAGTTTTGATGAGAACGGATATTTAAATGAGTAAAAGTATCAATGCAGAAAGTAGTGAATAATATTTTATACGAGGGTTTAATAAATAAATAAGAGTATGAAAAAAGTTGCAAAATGTATAACAATTTGACATGGTTTATAATGTATGTTATTATAATAATATAATAATATAATAATGAAATTAATAAATTATGAGTAAGCAAGATTTTTTGGAGATTGTGTCAAAAGAAATTGATTTTGAGAGATTGTATACGCCAACAGAATTAGTTGAAATCATGAATAAGTATGGTTTAAGAGGGCGTTTGAATGTATATAAATCATTACAAGATGGAACTATTGAAACATTAGTAATAGGAAAAGGAACAAAGATTCGATACAAGATATTAGGAACAAGTATTATTAAATACATAGAAGGATTAATTAATTAAAAACAAATCTATGCGAACAAGAGTTAAAACATGTGAATTAGACATTTGTGATGGTTCTGGTTTTATACCAGTTATGGGTAGGGTTTATGTAAATGAGCCTTTAACTGCAAACTTAGGGGAGACGGAGGAATGTGTTTGTAGAATGCCAGATCCAAATGATCGAATTGAAGATGATTATGAAGATTATAATTATTAAAAAAAATCACATGGAAAAATCAATAATATTAAAAGTTACCCAAGATTTGGATGCTCAAGTTTCTAATCCTGGTGTAATGAGAGCTTTAATAGCGACAACTTTCAAAGGGTTTAAAAGTGAAAAGTTAGTAAAACAAGCTTGTTTAGAAGCAATGATGCGGGGGTATGAGTTTCAAGACTTGTTAGATAAAAAGGTTTATGCGATACCATACGGGAATGGGTATACATTGGTTCAATCTATTTCAGATGTTAGGGGAATTGCAATGAAAAGCGGTCAAGTTGGGAAATCAGCTCCAATATTTGAAGATGATGAAAACGGTAAAATAAAGACTTGCACAATTACAGTAAAAAGAAAGGTTGATGAATATGTCGGGAATTATACTGCAATGGTTTATTTCGATGAATACAATACAAATAAGAATAATTGGGCAAAGATGCCTAGAACAATGATTGCAAAGGTTGCAGAAATGCACGCATTGAGAATGGCTTTTCCTGAAGAACTTTCTCAAGCATATGTAGAAGAGGAGTTTAAAGGAGAAGTTGTTGAAGAAGGCTTAGAACAGTCAATAAAAGATGAAATTGATGCTATTGATACATTTGGTGGATTACGAGAATATTTTTCTAAAAATAAAGGTCGAGGAAAACAATTTAACGCTTATATAGAAAAGCGAATGAAAGAAATAACAGGGAATCAAAATGAAAATTCATCAAATACAACAGGGGACGCAGGAGTGGTTGGACTTGAGGAAGACAAAAATGACAGGGAGCCACGCCCAAGCGATAGCAAGTAATGGTTCTGGATTAAAGACATACATTTTTGAAAAATTAGTTGATATTTATTCAAGTGCTGAAAAGGAAGTATATAGTAATGAACACATGGAGCGTGGAAACGAGCTTGAGGGGCAAGCACGCTCTCTGTATTGGCTCGAAACGGGCAATAAGGTAGTAGAGGTCGGCTTTTGTGAATTAGATGCGTATACGGGTTGTTCACCAGATGGATTTGTTGGCGAAGATGGTTTGATAGAAATAAAATGCCCAACTGATAAAAACTTTTTAAAACTATTGTTAGATAAAAGGATTGATACTAAATATGTTTGGCAGATGCAAATGCAAATGTATGTTACAGGTCGTAAATGGTGTGACTTTGTAGCATATTGCCCAAACTTTGAAAAAAGTTTTTACATTGAACGAGTTGAAGCCGATATTGAAAAATTTGAAAAGATTAAAAAAGGTTTAGCAGAGGGTAAAAAGTTGATTAAAAAATATATAAAAATGTATGAAGGATGAAGTATTAGGGAATCCAAATGCAGATGATAATATTTGTGGAAAGAATAAAGCTGATATTCGCAAAGCATTTTTCAAAGGAAAGCTTAATAAATTGCTAGATGAGGTTTCGGCATCTAGCAAGATAAGCATTGAAGAAACACAGAAGTTAGAGAAGTACTTGTTAGAGCTAAAAGAAGAAAAAGATAAAAACAGGTCTTTTACAGATAAGTTTGAATCTGAATCTAAAATAAAGCCACCAAGTGTTGATGAACTTAGAACAGAACTTGACGAGGAACAAAAGGAGAAGTTAAAAGCTTGGGTATCTAATGCCGAAGGTGCAGAAAATTATATAAAAAGATTGATGGGGGGCTTGAGGGCAGATACAAAAAATGGAATGAAGCTAAACAAAAATGTTTATGCAGATATAGCCCTTGAAATAATTACAATGGTTTCAACGGTGGATCAGTTGCGAGTTTATAGGGATCAGTTGTATCGTGAACAACTTACAAAGCTAATTGATAATTACAATATTAGTAGGGCAGAAGCAGAAGAACGTGCTAAACTAACAAAGGAATATCGAGACTATAAAACAGCTTGTTTGTTCAAAGAGAATGTAGAAGAATTTATAATGATGGCAAAGAAAAGATTTAGTATTGATTATTAAATATGTCAAAATACGGAAATATAAAAACATATGTCGATGGAATAAAGTTTGATTCTAAAAAAGAGGCTAGAAGATTTTGTGAATTAAAGCTTTTGCAAGATAATGGAATTATAGAAGATTTAAAACTGCAACCAAGGTTTACATTGTTAGATACTTTTAAAAAGGATGGCAAGACATACAGGGGCATAAGTTATATTGCAGATTTTCAATATTATGATAGGGAGTTAAAAAAGGTTATTGTTGAGGATGTTAAATCAGAAATGACAAAAAAGCTTCCAGTGTACAGAATGAAAAAAAAGTTGTTATTGTCGAGATATTGGAATATAAACTTTATTGAAACATAAAAATATGTTAAATCAAAAAAAGCCTGGGGTTTACTGGGTTTGTAAAAAATGCAATCAATTGAGAAAGCCTGAATCTTGCCATGAAAAAGATGGAAGTATAGTTTGTGAACAGTGTTTTAATAAAAAATAATTGGGTTGGTACATACTTTTTGTACATAATAGAAGAAACAGAGGTTTATGAGGTGTCAGCCCATTACTAATAAAAAAATATGAGTGTAGTAAAATATAAAAACACTGGACTTGATCGGTTGAATTATATGAAAGCAATGCAAAAGGGATTAGAAAGATACAGATCAAGGCCAGATTGTAAAAACAGTGCAAAGCTATCAAGTGTAGAAAAGAAGATGCAAAAAGGTATATTACAAGCTGAGCAAAGTATGGAAACGCCGTTTTGATTATTCATGACAAAGTGTTATAATAGAAATATAATAAATAATAATAAAGCATGAGTTTTAGTGAACACAAAAAAAAGGAAGCAAAGGATTTGGAAGCTATCAGGAAACGACAACAAGCTTTTCAAGTTGACATGGGCAAAGCTTCAAAAAAACATGGGATTAAGCTAGGTACACAATCAGCAATAACACCAGATGGACGTATTACTGCACAGATTGTCTTAATTCCAGATGAAGAAGTACAAAAAGCAAAAGAAAGTTTAATAACTGATCCAGATGCTTAATATATGGTATATATAGGGATTATAATAGGATTATTAATAGCAATATTAATGTTTACAGTATTATCTTATTTCAGGTTGCAAATTAATAAAGGATTTACTCGAGCAAGTAAAGTAATTGAAAAGGTGAATCCAGATGCAAGGGGGGCTATATTCCCACCTGATGAAGATATTAAATTAGAGCGTGATGAAATTATAAAACGTAATAGAGAATTGGGTCGTGATACTCCATTTTCAGAATTAAGAAATGATTAAATAGTATGAATGAAAAACAAATAGTACCAAGGGGGAAATGGGTTTTAATTAAACCAGTTGAAAAAGAATCTTTAGAAAATGAGCATGGTTTGCTTTTACCTGCAAACGAGGAACGAGAGCAAAAAGCTGTCGGTGTTGTTTGTGCAGTTGATAACCAAACTGTTTCAGATGTAAAAGTCGATGACAGTGTTATTTATGGAACTTTTGCAGGGGAAAATGTAGAGCTTGAAGGACAAGATTATAAATTATTACATGAAGAAGATATTATTGCTTTTCTAAAATAGTATGAAAAATAAACCTATACGATATGGTACTCGTTTTGGTTGTAGGTTTGGGCAACCGCATGACATGGTAAAGATTGGAGAAAATCCAAGGCAGATGTGGGAGCGATGCAAAATCTGTAATAAAACATTCCGTTGGAATAAAAATATTAAAGGGCGTATTGAAAACTTTGCTTATCTAAAGGCACATGTAAGACAGTTTGCTCAAGATTTTGGCTCAACAAAGCGAGTATATATGAAACTTTATAAACCAGAAGAAACAAAAATAATAATATAAGATTATGTCAAACAAAGTGGAAGTAGTAAGAAAAGATACTTTTGATATTATTAAATCAGCAGTAGATAAAACAGTTAGTCTAATCAAACCAACATTTGGTCCAGCAAATAATAAAGTTGTTATTAGTAAAATGACACATGGATTTGTTTTAGATGATGGTGTGCAAATTGTTAGAGACTTAGAACTAGAGGATGCAAAAGAGAATGCAATCATGAAGATTGTTCGAGAAACAGCTATTAAAACAAATGATAGGGTTGGAGACGGTACAACTGGTTCGATGATTATTTTACAGGCAATTGTTGAGGGAGTTTCTAAGCTTAACAAGCGAGATGGACACAAAATCGAAAAAGAATTAAAAGCAGGATTTGAAGAATGTAAAAGACAGTTACTAGAAACTACAAAAAAGATTGAAACAAAAGAACAGTTGAGAAAGGTTGCTAGAGTAAGTTTTGATGATGAACGTATTGCAAACTTAATCGCTGATGCTTGGTTTGATTTAGGGGTTGATGGTGTTTTGACGGTAGATAGATCAAACACAATGGAAACAACCGTAGAAGTAAAAGAAGGTATTTCAATCAACAATGGATATATCAGCCCTTACATGATTACAAATCCAGAAAGAATGGAATGTGTTGTAGAAAAACCATATATTTTACTTACTGATTACAGATTGACAGAAGCTAAAGATGTGATTGGTATAATGGGAAAACTACTTGAAAAGGGAATTACAAACTTAGTATTTATCGCAGAAAACATTGAACAAAGTGCTTTGAATATTTTAGTTGTGAACAAATTACAAGGTAAATTCAATGCGGTTGCTGTAAATGCTCCAAAAGGTGCTAATGTACTTGAAGATATTGGTTTATTAATTGGTGCAAAAGTATTTAGTCAAAACAAAGGGGATAAGCTAGAAAATGCAGAGATTGAGGACTTAGGGCGTGCAGGACGATTTATTGCCAAAAGAGCAGAATCAATTATTGTTGATCCTAGTGGAGATAAAGACGTGATTAAAGAATCAATTGAAAGTCTTAAAAAGGCGGTAGAAGAAGAGCCACAAGAAAAGATTAGAAAAGATATAAAACAAAGAATTGCACGATTTAGTAATAAAATTGGAGTTGTAAAAGTAGGAGCTCCAACTGAAAATGAAATGAAGGCGTTAAAGTACAAGGTGGAAGACGCTGTAAACGCTGTACAAGCCGCATATAGAGGCGGAATCACTGCTGGAGGTGGTAGAACACTAATGGACTTAAATTCAGGGTGTACATTGCTTGATAAAGCTTTAGAAGCTCCATTTGAAACTTTAATGTCTAATTCAGATTTAGATTATCCAGTAGCATACGGAGATGATGATGCTATTGATATGTCTAATGGAAATATTGGGCAATGGGAAGAAATCGGAGTTATTGATGCAACTGATGTTCTAATTGCTCAAATTGAAAGTGCTGTATCTATTGCAGGATTATTGGTAACAACTACTGGAATGATTGTAGAAAGACCTGCTCACATTAAAGAACAATAATATGATTAAAAAACCAAAATATAGTATAGGGGAGCAAGTAATTGTGGAAGATGTTGATAATGAGGAAGTTTATGATTTGTATCTTACTATTATTAAAAATGCAGAATATTCTCATGGTACTGGGTGGTATTATTATTTTGAGAAACCAGTAAACTTTGATAAATTGGTACAATGGGGGGAGCTAGAAAAGTTTATACATAAGTTGTAATTATGAAACTTGAAATAATCAGTCCGATCAATGGAAAAGGTCTTAGTCGGACTTACAACGCAGTAGAAGAAGGAAAAGAACTCAATGAAACTAATTACATTGAGCTTGGTTTAGTTGTATATAAAAAAGACAAAGTACAAAGAGATTTGATGGTAACAGTAGAAGCTACTGATCCAGAACAAAATAAAATATTAGCTGGTGCTGGAAATGTTACAACTTTGTATAAAGACAACGGACAACCTAAAGGGGTGCGATATTATCCTTTTCATTATGAGTTTAAAACTCCAGGGGTTCATAACATTAAGTTCACCTGCAAAAATAAATCAGTCGATGTAAATATAACTGTAAATTAAAAACTATGACTATTGAATTATTAAATATTGATGCTTTGATTCCGTATGAGAATAATGCAAAAAAACATCCACAAGAACAAATAGAACTTATATCTAAAAGTATTAAAGAAAATGGGTTTTATTTACCAATTTTGATAAACAAAGACAATGTAATTATAGCTGGACACGGTAGGGTTTTAGCAGCAGAACAGGCTGGTTTGGAAAAAGTGCCTTGTATACGCAACGAAGATTTAACAGAGGAGCAACAAAGAAAAATAAGAGTATCAGATAATAGGTTTGCAGAATTAGCTACATTGGATAGAGAGGTATTAATGGGAGAGTTTAGAGACTTAGGTTTAGAAGGGTATGATTTAGAGATGTTAGGTTTTGATGCAGGTTTTTTAGAAGAAATTGATATTGATGAATTTTTTGAAGATTCAAATTCGGATAATGTAAAAAAAGAAAAGCTGATAATTTGCCCTAGTTGTGATTTTAAAATAAAAATTTAATATGAAAAATGCAGTTATATTATATTCAGGGGGAATGGATAGTACAGTTCTTTTGTATCAATATAGAGATCATATAAAACTTGCTATAAGTTTTGATTATGGTAGTAAGCATAATAAAGAGGAGCAAAAATACGCAAAGCTTAATTGTAAAGATTTGGGCATTGAGCATAAAGTTATAGAGATTGATTTCAATAAATTAGGTTTTAAGTCAGATTTATTAAAATCTGGAGGAGCAGTTCCTCATGGGCATTATGAAGATGAGAGTATGAAAAAAACAGTAGTTCCTTTTCGTAATGGTATTATGTTAAGTATTGCGACAGGGCTTGCTGAAAGCTTAGAGTGCAAAGAAGTTTTAATCTCAAATCATTTTGGAGACCATGCAATATATCCGGATTGTAGAAAGTCTTTTATTGAACCAATGAATAAAGCAATTAAAAACGGCACTTATGCAAATGTCCAAATATTAGCACCTTATACAGATATAACAAAAAGAAATATAGCCTTGTTTGGCAAAGAAAAAAATATTAACTTTGCTGATACTTATTCGTGTTATGAGGGGGGTAAAATTCATTGTGGCGAGTGTGGAACATGCGTTGAACGTAAAGAAGCTTTACTTGGTTTTGACAATACAAAATATAAGAAATGAAAGTTTATTTAGCAGGTTTTAAAACAATAGAAAAACATTGGAAAGAATCAATAGATGATATTTTTTTATTAAGTTCTTTTTGGGAACATAAAAATGGAAAATATGGTGATTATGTGAAACAAAAAAACCATGTTTTAGACAGTGGAGCATTTTCGGCATTAACAGGTAAAGCTAAAAATATTGATTGGAATAATTATATTGTTAAATATGCAAAATTTATAAATGATAATAATATTAAATTATTTTTTGAATTAGATATTGATAGTTTGGTAGGAATAAAGGAAGTTGAAAGATTAAGAACAAAATTAGAAAAACTAACAAATAAACAATGTATTCCAGTTTGGCATAAATCCAGAGGAAAAGAATATTGGCTGCAAATGGTCAAAAATTATGATTATGTTGCAATAGGCGGAATAGTAACAAGAGAAATAAGACAAAAAGAATATCCATTTTTTACATGGCTATTAAACGAAGCAAAAAAAGAAAATTGTAAAGTTCACGGCTTAGGATTTACTAATTTAAAGGGTTTAAAAAAATATCCGTTTTATTCAG